GTCAAATTTTCACACCCGCGAATTGCGCACCGGGGGTCTGACGGGGCGCCGCGATGAGTGACGGCAAGCTCCGGGTGTCCTACCGCGCCGTGGAGGCGCTGGTGCCCTACGACCGCAACGCGCGCACGCACTCGCCGCTGCAGGTGCAGCAGATTGCCGATTCCATCGAGGCGTTCGGCATGGCGGGCGCGATCGTGATCCGCGGCGGCATGGTGGCCAAGGGTCACGGCACCCTGGCGGCTTGCACGCTCCTGTACGGCCAGGGGAAGCGCGTCTATCCGCCGCCCGGGCCCCAGGCGCCGGAAGACCAGCGGCCCGAGGCGTTCCCGGCGGGCAAGGTGCCGGTGCTCGACGCCACCGGCTGGACCGACGAGCAGTTCCGCGCCTACGTCATCGCGGACAACAAGCTGGCGCTCAACGCCGGGTGGGACGAGGCGCTGCTCGCGGGCGAGCTCCAGGCCCTCACCGCAGCTGACTTCGACGTGGGCGTGATCGGGTTCGCGCGCGACGAGCTGTTCCGCCTGCTGCCCAACGGCGGCGGCAAGACGGACCCGGACGACGCGCCGCCGGCGCCGAAGGACCCGGTCAGCCGGATCGGCGACGTCTGGCTCCTGGGGAATCACCGCCTGGCTTGCGGCGACTCGACACAGGCAGAAACAGTGAACCGGGCTCTGGGTGGCTCGAAGCCGCATCTGATGGTTACAGATCCGCCCTACGGCGTGGAGTACGACCCGGCCTGGCGGCAGAAGGCCGGGGTCGGCTCGAAGGGCGCGGCCACCGGCAAGGTGATGAACGACGACCGGGCCGACTGGCGCGAGGTCTGGGCGCTGTTCCCGGGCTCCGTGGCTTACGTCTGGCACGGCGGGCTGCACGCCGGCACCGTCGAGGACAGCCTGGTCGCATGCAAGTTCAAGATCCGCGCGCAGATCGTGTGGGTGAAGTCCCGGCCTGCTCTCTCGCGTGGGCACTACCACTGGCAGCACGAGCCGGCCCTGTACGGCGTGCGCGAAGGTGAGGCGGACGACCACTGGCGCTTCGTGCCCGAGCACGAGCTGGTCGGCTACGCGGTGAAGGACGGCGAGACCGCCGACTGGCACGGCGGGCGCAAGCAGTCGACCGTCTGGTTCATCGAGCACGTGAAGTCCGACACCGGGCACGGCACCCAGAAGCCGGTGGAGGCGATGCGGCGGCCGATCGTGAACAACTCCGACCCGGGCGACCCGGTGTTCGAACCGTTCTCCGGCTCCGGGACCACGATCATCGCGTGCGAGGTGACCGGCCGGCACTGCCGGGCCATCGAGCTGGATCCGCGCTACGTGGACGTCGACGTGCTGCGCTGGCAGGCGTTCACCGGCAAGTCCGCCGTGCTCGAGGCGACCGGGCAATCCTTCGACGCCGTGCGCACGGAGCGGCTGAAACCGGCCGCGGCGGCGCCAGCGCCGGCCGCCCCTGCCGAGGCCCCCACCAAGGCGGCGCGGCGCCGCAAGGCGGCCTGACGTGGCGACGCGCGGGCGCAAGCCTACCCCGACCCACCTTAAGCTGGTCCGCGGCAACCCGGGCAAGCGGGCGCTCCCCAAGAAGGGGGACGAGATCCCGGTGGTGATCGAGGAAGTCTCGCCGCCGCCGTTCCTGTCCGACGACGCGAAGGTGGAATGGGGTCGGATGATGCAGGCGCTGGTCGCGCTCAAGCTGATTAGCTCGCTCGACCGGGCTGCGTTCGCGGCCTACTGCCAAGCCTATGGCCGCTGGGCGCAGGCCGAGCGATCGCTGGCTTCCATGCGCGAGCGCGACCCGCACTCCGCGGGGCTCCTGGTGAAGACCACCGGCGACAACATCGTCCAGAATCCTCTGGTCGGCATCGCCAACAAGGCCATGGCCGACATGGTGCGGTACGCGGCGGAGTTCGGCATGACGCCGAGTGCTCGCGTCCGGCTCAATGGCTCAGGTGGCGCCGGTGCCCAAGAAAACCCGTTCAACCAGTTCAAGCGGCCAGGACGGTCGTGACTACTGCGGCATCGCTCTGGCCTACGCCAAGCGTGCCGCCGACGAGAAGAACCGGGCCCGCTTCGGGAAGTGGATCCGCCTGGCGGCGCGCCGCTACATCCGCGACCTGGACCGCGCCGGCAAACGCGGCGGCCCGTTCTACTTCGACCGCGACGAGGCGGTGCGCGCGTGCGCGTTCATCGAGTGCCTGCCGCACGTAGAGGGCAAGTGGAAGAACGCCGACGGCAGCGAGCAGCCGTGCATCGTGCTCCACGAGAGCGACGTGTTCTTTGTGGTGCAGCTGTTCGGGTTCCGCAAGCTCGACGGCACGCGGCGCTTCACCATGGCGCTCAAGGCCATAGCCCGGAAGAACGCGAAGAGCACGGTGGCCGCCGCGATCGGGCTCTACTGCCAGTGCTGCGAGGACGAGCTGGGTCCGCAGGTCATCTCGGGCGCGACCACCGGCAAGCAGGCGCGGATCGTCTTCAACGTTGCAAAGCGCATGGTCGAGAAGACCTCCGCGCTTCGCGAGGCGTTCGGGCTTGAGGCGTTCGCAAACTCCATCCCCAGCTACCAGAACGGCGGTTCGTTCCAGCCGATCAACGCCAAGGCTTCGACGCAGGACGGTCTGAATCCGTCGACCACGATCCTGGACGAGATCCACGCGCACAAGAACCACGACCTCCTGAACGTGCTCCGGTCCGCGGCCGGTGCTCGAGCTAACCCGCTGTTCCTGTTCACCACCACCGAGGGCTACGAGTCTCCTGGCCCCTGGCCGGAGCTGCGGCATTTCGCCGAGCAGGTGCTGCAGGAGCTGGTGGAGGCGGACCACTTCCTGGCGATCATCTACGCCGTCGACGAAGCCGACGAGGAGGCCGGGCTTCCGGCGGACGAGGACTTCGACGAGTCCACCTGGATCAAGGCGAACCCGCTGATCGAAGTGAACCCGATCCTTCTCTCGGAGATCCGCAAGGAGGCGATCGAGGCAAAGGCGATGCCCGGCCGGCACGCGGAGTTCCGCATAAAGCGGCTCAACCGGCGCAGCTCCGTCGCCGGCGGCTGGGTGAACCTGTCCAAGTGGCGCGCGTGCTCTGGGCCCGTCGACCTCGAGGCGCTGAGGTCAGTGGAGTGTTACGGTGGGCTCGACCTGGCTTCGACCTCGGATCTGTGCTCGTTCAGGCTGGTGTGGCAGTCGGATGGGCGCTGGTTCACGCATGGGTGGCGCTTCGTCCCTCGAGCGGCGGTCAAGCATCGCACCGAGCGCGGCCTGGTTCCTTACGAGCCCTGGGTGCGTTCCAAGTACCTGATCGAAGCGGGCGAGGAGGTAGTCGACTACGACGTGGTGCGCGAGCACATCCTCGCGGCGCACCGGCGGTTCAAGATCAAGTCCGTGGGCTTCGACCGGTGGAATGCGGCGCAGCTGGTGGCCAAGCTCGAAAAGGACGGGCTCCCGATGGTGGAGTTCATCCAGGGACCTCGCTCCTACCACCCGGCGATGCAGGAGCTGGAGCGCGCCTATTCGGCCGGGCTGCTCAACCACGGCAACGACCCGGTCCTCAACTGGTGCGCGTCCAACCTGGTGGCGCGCCGCGACGTGAACATGAACACGGCGCCGGACAAACGGCGCGCGGCGGACAAGATCGACGACTTCGTGGCGTTGCTGATGGGCATCGGCTCCAGCCTGGTGGCGCCGCCGGCAAAGCAGTTTCAGTCGTTCTTCGTCTGAATCGCAGTATCCTTCGCCCTGTCAGAACTGCCGGCCGGCTGGCCGAGGGATGCTCCATGAACCAGCGCGCCTACTCCACGCTCGAGATCAAGGCGGCCACCGAAGACGGCGGCAAGCGGCGCTTCACCGGCATCGCTTCCACGATCTCGACCGACCGGATGGGCGACGTGGTCGAACCCAAGGGCGCCGAGTTCAAGCTGCCGATTCCGCTGCTGTGGCAGCACGACTCGCGCGATCCCATCGGGTGGATCACCGCCGCTAAGGTCACCCCTTCGGGCATCGAGATCGTCGGCGAGGTGGCCGATATCCCGGACGACCCGGAGGGCGACCTGGCGAAGAAGCTCAAGTCCTACTGGCAGTACATGAAGTCCGGCCTGGTGCGCGGCCTGTCGATCGGGTTCAATGCCCAGGAGACGGCGCGCATCGAGGGCACCTACGGGTACCACATCCTCAAGTGGCTATGGCTCGAGCTCTCCGCGGTGACCATCCCGGCGAACGAGCAGGCCACCATCCTTGCGATCAAGTCCGCCGATCAGGCATCGCTGGCCGCGTCTGGCCACCGTGCGCTGTCCGATGGTCGGGCTTCCGCACTTCCCGGCGTTCCGGGGTTCAGCAAGTCCGCCGCTTCGCGCGGCTCCCAAACCCCAACGGGGAAAGGCTCCACCATGAAAACCGCTTACCAGGAGCTCGCCGAGCTCCGTGAAACCCGCGCGACCAAGACGGCGCGCATGACCGAACTGCAGGACGCCGCCAAGGCGGCCGAGCGTCGCCTGTCGCAAGACGAAGCGGGCGAGTTCGATGGCCTGCTCGCCGAGGTCGATCAGCTGGACGACCAGATCCGCGCCAAGTCCCTGGAGGCTCTGAACGGCGCCGCCGCGCGTCCGGTCAACGGCGACAACTCCAAGGCCGCCGGCGAGTCGCGCGGCCCGATGGGCTTCGTGCGCAAGACCGACCCGGAGGACACGTTCAAGGGTCAGAGCTACGTCCGTGCCGCGATCGCCAAGGCGGCCGCGTTCATCGCGATGAAGCAGGGCTCCTACGTCTCGCCGATCGACATCGCGATCCATCGCTGGGGCAAGTCTCACCCGAACCTGATCAACTGGATCAAGGCGGGCGTGGCCGGTGCCGGCACCGGCTCCGGCGAATGGGGCGCCGAGCTGGCGCAGTCCGACACGCGCTACACCGGCGACTTCATCGAGTTCCTGTATTCGATGACCGTCTTCGACCGCCTGCCCCTGCGCTCCGTCCCGTCGCGCGTGCACATCAAGGGTCAGGACGGCGCGGCGACCGGCTACTGGGTCGGCGAGTCCAAGGCGATCCCGGTGTCCAAGGCCGACGCTTCGGACGTCGAATTGACGCCGCTGAAGGTGGGTGCGATCGCGGTCAGCTCGAAGGAGCTGATCATGGACTCGCAGCCCTCCGCCGAAATGTGGATCCGCGACTGCATCGCCGAGGCGAGCGCGCAGCGCGTGGACACCACGTTCCTGGGCAGCGCGGCCGCTTCGGCTGGCGTCTCGCCGGCGGGTCTGCTCAATGGCCTGTCCGCGCTGGCGCCGTCCGGCACCGACGCGGCGGCCGTTCGTGCGGACCTGATGTCGCTATACGCGCCGTTCCTGACGGCGAAGAACGCGAGCGGCCTGGTGCAGATCATGACCCCGTCGATGGCCAAGGCGCTCTCGCTCCTGGTCAATTCGCTGGGTCAGGTCGAGTTCCCGGGCCTGCGCGCCACGGGCGGCGAGCTGCTCGGCGACACGGTGTACACCGGCGACAACGTCACCCCGGGCGACTGGATCCTGATGAAGCCGAGCGACATCTGGAAGATCGGCGACTCCGGCATCGAGCTGTCGATGACCGACACGGCCACGCTGGAGCAGGACGACGCTCCGGCCGGCGCGAGCGACACGCCGACCGCGGCGTCCGCCACGCTGGTGAACCTGTGGCAGACCGAGTCGATCGGCTTCAAGGTCGTGCGCCGCATCAACTACCAGAAGCGTCGCTCCGGCGCGGTGGTGGTGCTGTCGAACGCCGAATACGGCGGCGTGGTCAGCTGATCGTCTTCGCGTCCTGAACCGGCCCGGGCAGCAATGCCCGGGCCTTTCCACAGGAGGGCCACTGATGTCCGTCCCACTGCAAGCTCTGCGCGCCTTCCCCTACGCCAGCCGGCGGCTCAAGGTCGGCGAGCACTTCGAGGCCAAGGGCGAATCCGACGCGCGCCTGCTGTGCGCCATCGGTCACGCCACGCGGCACGTCCAGGTTCCGCAGGCAATCACCGACCCCGTTCCCGATCCCGCTCCTGTCGCCACCAAGCGCGGCAAGGGCTACCGCAAGCAGTCGCTCGAGGCTCAGGCTTCGACCGACGCCGCACCGGCACATTTGCTGGGGCCCGTCGCCAGCGAGGCGCAAGCCTCCGAATCCGGCACCGCGGAGAAGCCCGAGGCTGGCAACCTCGAAACCGCGCCGCCGGCCGACGAGCCGGCATCCACCCGTCGCCGCTACCAGCGCCGCGACGTGACCGGGACGCCCGAGTGAAGTTCGCGCCCATCCTGCGCCGCGGCGTGACTGGCCTGCTGCGCAAAGCGGGCATGCTCTCCCAAGTGCCGACACGCGGGCGCGGTGTCGGATTCTCCTGGTTCGGCGATGGCCCCGACACGTTCCAGAAGGACGTGGAGGTGGTGGTCGACAAGGTGCTCTCCCACCCGACCGTCTATGCGTGCATCACGCTGATCGCCAGCGACGTGGCCAAGGTCGGGCTCGAGCTGCGCATGCGCGAGGACGAGGGGTATTGGGAGGTCACGCAGAACCCGGCTTTCTCGCCGGTGCTGCGCAAGCCGAACCACTACCAGACCCGGCAGCAGTTCATCGAGACGTGGATGATCTCGAAGCTGCAGCGCGGCAACGCCTACGTGCTGAAGGTACGCGACGCGCGCCGCATCGTGGTCAAGCTCTACGTGCTGGACCCGACGCGCGTGCAGCCCCTGGTGGCTCCGAACGGCGACGTGTTCTACCAGCTCAACAGCGACGACCTCTCCGGCCTACCGATCGACCTGCCGGCGGTTCCCGCCAGCGAGATCATCCACGATCGCATGGAGTGCCTGTTCCATCCGCTGGTCGGGACGTCTCCCATCTTCGCGTGCGGCGTGGCCGCCACGCTGGGTCTGCGCATCGACGCCGCCGCGGCGCGTTTCTTCCAGAACATGTCGCGGCCCAGCGGCGTGCTGACGGCGCCGGCAGCCATCAGCGACGAGGTCGCGGCGCGTCTCAAGCGCGAGTGGGAGTCGAACTACACCGCGGAGAAAATCGGCAAGGTGGCGGTGCTCGGCGACTCGCTGAAGTTCGAATCGATGGCGATCGACGCCACCGACGCGCAGCAGACCGAGCAGCTCGCGCTGTCCGACAAGCGGGTGTGCACGTCGTTCCACGTGCCTGGCTTCATGGTCGGGGTGGGCGAGCAGCCAAGCTACGACAACGTGCAGGCGCTCTGGCAGCAGTACTACAACCAGTGCCTTCAAAAGCATTTCGAGTCGATCGAGGCGGTGCTCGATGAAGGTCTGGGCATTGCCGGCACCGACCTGCGCACGGAGTTCTGCCTGGACGACCTGCTGCGCATGGACTCCAAGACCCTGGCGGAAGTGGAGGGCCTGAAGGTGCAGCGTGGCATCGCGTCCCCGAACGAGGCGCGGGCGAAGTTCAACCTCGAGCCGGCCAAGGGCGGCGACTCGCCGATGGTGCAGCAGCAAAACTACTCCCTAGCGGCGCTGGCCAAGCGGGACGCCAGCGCGGACCCGTTCGGCAAGGCGCCGGCGGCCGCTCCGGCTCCCGCTCCGGCGCCGGTGGACCCCAACGCCGACCCTGCCGAGGATCCGGCATCGACGGAGGATGTGCAGAAGGCGGTCGATGCTGGCATGGCCACCGTCATCAGCCAGGTCCGGGCGGATGTCGCGCTGGCCAGCGCCGAGCTGCTGCGCGGGATGACCGCGGCGGTGGCCGACTACGAGGCGCGCGCCGCTGCGAAGGCCGCCGCCGAAGCCGAGCAGAAGAAGCAGGTCGACACGGAGGCTGCAGCGCGCCTGCTGCAGTTCGGCGATGCCCTCACCCGACGAATCGCTCGAGCAACCGCCGAAGTCTAAGCGCGCGGTCCTTCGCGGCCGCGATGGTCGGGATGGGCGCGACGGCAAGGACGGCGCCGACGGTCTGCCTGGCGCGCCTGGCATTGCCGGCAAGGACGGGATGCCCGGCCCGGCCGGCACGCCGGGTCCACGCGGGCCGATCGGCGATCGCGGGCCCATTGGCCCTCGCGGCTTGGCCGGCGCGCCTGGAGCGGCCGGAAAGGCCGGCGACAGGGGGCCTCGAGGCGAGGCGGGTCCGCAGGGCGAGCGCGGTCCGGCCGGTCCGATGCCTGCCCACCGCTGGAAAGGCACCCAGCTGCAGTTCGAACGCCCGGATGGCCAATGGGGCGAGGCGGTCGACCTGAAGGGCGAGCGGGGCCGGGACGGCATCGGTGGCGGCGGCGTCGTGCAACAGGTGACCGGCGGCTCCGGCAGCGGGAACAGCTACTTTCCCTCGGGATGGTGATCGGAGTTCTGATGCGTGCGCTTCTCTTTGCCCTGCTGACCCTGTTCTGCCAGCTCTCGCAGGCTCAGGTCTGTTTGCCGAAGGCGGAATGGCTCCCGGTCGACAAGATCGGCGGCAAGCTCATGCAGGGCGTGGTTCCGCCGATCAAGGGCGAATGGGCGGCGCTCTGGTGCCCAACCGGGACGTTCAACGGCGGCACCGGCGCGACCTGGCGCCTGCAGACGTTCGCCGTGCTCGACAAGTACCGCACGCTGAACGGCGCGGCCCTGACCGCAGCGCTGGCGACGATCCTCGACGCACCCGATCCGGTGGTCGCGCTCGAGTCCATGCTCCGAACCGGCCGCATCGTGCCGCCGGCTGGCTCGCAGGACCGCTTCGATTGGGAGACGCTCCTGTACGCGGCCTGCCAGCAGGGCTCATCGGTGCCACCGTTCGCTGGTGCGGTGGTCACAGGAACGTGCACGCCGCCGACGCCAATTCCAGCACCGGTGGAGACCTGGCGCACGCCGGCCGCCGGAACTTTCACGCTGTACACGCTCAGGAACGGCGCGCTCGGTGGCATCATCGCGGGGCGCAAGGCGACCGCAAACGCGGCGTGCGATTGCGCGGCTGGCAAGGCAACCAGCGGGACCTCGACCTACTGCTCGCTCTCCGGCGGGCCGCCAACCGAGGTGACGCTTTGCAAGAAGGTGGCCCCCTGATGGACATCAACGTCCGTTTCTCGTTTCACTCACCCCAACTGGAGAGACTTCTCATGGATCTCGATACCCTCAAAGCGCAAATCGCCGACCTGGACGCCAAGGTCACGGACCTGAGCGCGCAGGTCGAAGAAGCCAACGGCAAGACCGACGAGCTGATCGTGGTGGCCAACACCACCAAGGACGCCCTGGTCGCGCTGCAGAACGCCGGCGGCGCCACGCCGGCGCAGCTCCAGGAGATCGCCGACTCGCTGGGCACCGTCGTGGCAAAGGTGCAAGCCGCCACCGACTCGCTCAACGCGCAGGATGTGGAGACCGACGCCGCCAAGGCCGCAGTCGCACCGTAAGGCCGCGGGGCCCGCCGCGCGCGGGCCCCCAACCAGAGAGGCTCACGCCATGGCAGTTCTTTCAGCAGCCGAGCGCGCCGAGATCACGGCGCGTGCACAGAGGACTTCGGACTGCCCGGGCGGCGTCACGAAGCCTCAGCTCCGCGCGGCGTTCGATGCGTTGGACGACTGTTGGGAGACGGCCGGTGCGGCCGCAGCGAACGCCGCGATTCCGCAACCGCAGCGCGGCACGCTGACCGTTCGGCAGAAGGCGGCTCTGTTGCACCTCCTGTTGATCAAGCAATACGAGGTGAGCTGATGGATGCTCGGTCTCTCACTTCCTGCGTGCCGGGGTGATAGGTGAGAAACTACGGAATTCAGACCCGATTGAGTGCTGAAGAGGTCGCTGCGGCACTCGCTAAACGCAGGTCTGAACGGACCCGCAGATGCTCGCGGGAAGAGTATCTGCGATCGCTCTTCGAGCGATGGGAAAAGCTCGGAGGGGATGTCGAAACGATGCGCGTGACAGTTAGGCGCGAGATGAGATCGGCTGAGACGTAATGGCAGCTCAATTCGACGCGACAGGCGATCTCTTCTTTCGGGTCGCCGCTTCTAGCGTGCCTCAACGCGTGCCGTTCACGATGTCTTGCTTCGTGCGGGCTGACGCTGACGTTAATACCGCCGAGATCATTTTCATGCGCTACGGAGACGCCGCAGGCGGGATCCGGCAGGGCGCTTATCTCGACTACGTTTCCTCGCCGGCGGCTATCTTCGCTTCGGCACAATCCAGCGGAAGCAATGAGCAGCTTCAAACCCTGACGCCGGGTGATGGCTTGTGGCGTCACGTCGCCGTGCGCATCACGCAGGGATCCGGGCAACTGAACACACAGGGTTTTGTCGGGGGCGTGCTGCTAGGCGCTAATTTCGCATCCACCGACACACCTGACACTTCCGCATCGATCGCATGCGGATCCAGTGGCGTAGGCGCGCCGGCGTGCTCTATCGCCCACTGGCGAATATGGGAGGCTGCACTCAGCGACGCCGAGATTCTCGCCGAGTCGCAATCCCTTGTGCCGGTACGGACGGCTAACCTCTGGGCCGACTACAGATTCGGAAACGGCGCGCTGGACGTAGACTCTTCGGGCAACTCGAGAAGCCTCACAGCGAACGGCACGCCCGTCTTTGTGGCCGATCCGACGCTTACGCTTATCGTGCCTATTGCAGTTCACCATCTTCGGCAGCAGGGCATCGCATGATTCCTCTCAAGCTCGCAACCGCATCGCAGCAGATCCCGATCGGTCACTTCGTCGATTCGACCGACGGGAACACTGCCGAGACTGCGCTCACGATCGCGAATACCGACGTCAAGCTCTGGAAGAAGGGCGCGACTTCGCTCGTGAACAAGAATTCAGGCGGAGCGACGCACATGTCGGGCGGCGTCTACTATCTCGTGCTCGATGCGACGGACACCGACACGATCGGGCCGCTCGTGATCTTCGTGCAGGTCGCCGGCGCGCTCGCTTGCAAGGTCGAATGCATGGTGATGCACGCAAACGTCTATGAATCACTTGTCACCGGCGTCGAGTGGCTCGAGGTCACTGCACAAGCGACTCGAGCGCAGGTCGTCGGGTCCGATCTCGTCGTCTACAAGCGTGATGACACGACGCAGCAATTCACCAATCCTGGCACCTTCTCCGCCGGCGCCGATGTGCTGACGGCACTCGCCGGCAAACCCTGAGGCAGACGATGCGAAACACGAACCCCGGGCACCTCGAGCGCTGGCTCGGCGCCGAGAAGGTCGCGCAGATCAGCGCGGCAATGTGCAACCCTGCCGCGCGCTGGTATGGTAGACCGATCGCGATCGCCGGCGTGCCGGGCCGGGTCTACGCATGCGGCGACGGAGACTTCGTCGGTGCGATCGATGCCGGCTACGAGGTGAGCGCGATCGATCGGGCCGAAGACATCGTGCGGCGAGCAGTGCGTCGCGAGCACGCGCGCATCTCGAGGATCAAGCGAACGCAGCGCGGCGCGATAGGATCGCTCGACGCGGCGATCTCCGCCTACATCGGCGGAGGTAATCGCACCTTCCTCTTCAACAAGGCGGGCACGACGGGCGTCGTCAACTCTACGAATACCCTTTGGTTCGTCGGCAATCAACCCGCGGCCGGAGCTGCTGCCGCGGCGGCGCCAGGTGGCACGGTGCCCGTCGACTCGTCGACCGGCGCCTTCATCTTCGACAATCCGAGCGGCGGCGCGACTCAGCACTTCGCCTTCGGAAACCCGATCGCGAGCGTCGCGCCGAATACGCTGCTGCTCTACGATCGAATCTTCTCCGTGACGAAGACGATGAATAGCACGGCGACGGAAGCCGTGACGGGCGTGCCGACCCGCTATCAGTCGGTGACTCCCGGCGCACACGACTACGCCGGGAACAATTTCCTGATGATCGAGTGCCGCACCGTGCTTCCGGCGACGGCGCACAACTGGACCGTCTGCACCTACACCGATCAGGATGGGAACGCCGGCGCTACGCTGCCGAGCGTCACCGGCAATGCATCGAACATCGTGAACCGGCTCGATCAGCCCGTCGGCACGTGGTTCTGCCCCCTTGCGAGCGGCGACACCGGAATCAAAAACCTGACGCAGATGCAGTGCAGCGCGGCCGTCGCGACTGGCGCGATCGACTTCACCATCGGGCACGCGATCGCCTTCATGCCGTGCGGCATTGCGAATTTCACATGCGAGAAGGACGGTCTCACGACGTCGCTCTCGCTCGAGCGCATTCACGATGACGCCTGCCTCGCCTTCCTCGAGATCCTGAAAGCGGCGACGACGGCGACTACCTACAACGGGCAATTCACGACGCTTCGGGGCTGAGATGGCGCGCAGAATCGGGGGCAATCCGGCGAAGACACGGCTGCTGCCGGGGGTCGGAGTTCCGATCCTGCTGAAGCAGCCGGCCGCGGCCGCTCCCGTTGGGGGCTTCTCTTCTCCGATGCTGCTGCTCCCGTTCGGATTCGGCAAGTCGGGCGGCGGCGGTGGTGGCATCGTCGTCAACATCTTCAGCGGGCGCGGCGGCGGCGCTGCCTCGCCTCTTGTGGGCTGACTCATGAAGCATCTCGGCGATTACGATGCAGGCGGCACGCTGCACTCGAAGTTCACGACCTATCGGCCGAGCACCGGCGCGCCCTTCACGCTGGCCGGCACGCCGGCGCTCTCGGTCTACAAAGACGGCAGCGTCACGCAAAGCACGGCCGGGATCACGCTGACGACCGACTTCGACGGTCTCGCGGGCCTGCATCATGTCGCGATCGACACTTCGGCCGACGGCACCTTCTACTCGGCCGGCTCGCACTTCGAGATCGTCATCACGACCGGCACCGTCGACAGTGTCAGCGTCGTCGGCTCATGCGTCGCATCCTTCTCGCTGCGCAAAGACTCCGCGCTGAAGCCGACCGTCGCGGCGCGCACGCTCGACGTCTCCGCGACTGGCGAGGCCGGTCTCGACTGGGCGAACATCGGAAGCCCGACGACGGCCGTCAACCTGTCGGCGACGAATATCGACGTCGATCAAGTGGTCGCGAGCGTCTCTGGCGCCGTCGGCTCCGTGACCGGCGCGGTGGGCTCTGTCACCGGCAACGTGGGCGGCAACGTGACCGGCTCGGTCGGCTCTGTGGCGACCGGCGGCATCACCGCGGGCTCTATCGCTGCGGACGCGATCGGTGCTTCCGAGCTGGCGGCCGACGCCGTCACCGAGATCGCCACCGGCGTCTGGGCGGCCGCGACTCGCACCCTCAGCGCGGGCACGAACATCGTCCTCGCCAAGGGCGTGGGCGTGACCGGGTTCAATGACCTTGACGCGGCAGGCGTGCGCGGCGCGGTGGGCCTCGCTGCCGCCAACCTCGACACGCAGATCGCCACCCTGGCCACCGGCGCGAACCTGGCGACCGTCGCGGGCTACCTGGACACGGAGATCGCCGCGATCCTCGCCGACACGAACGAGCTGCAGACCGACTGGACCAACGGCGGGCGCCTGGATCTCATCCTGGACTCGATCCAGGCCGACACCGACGACATTCAGACCCGCTTGCCTGCGGCTCTGGTCAGCGGGCGCATGGATGTCAGCGTGGGGGCCATGGCCACCGACGTGCTCACTGCGGCCGCTCTCGCCGCCGACGCGGTGGCGGAGATCCAGTCGGGTCTGTCGACGCTCAACGCCGCCGGCGTCCGGGCCGCCGTGGGGCTGGCCAGCGCCAACCTGGACACGCAGCTGGCGGCGATCGACGCCAAGACCACCAATCTTCCGACCGACCCGGCGGACGAGTCCCTGATCATCGCCGCCACCGACGCGATCATGACCCGCCTGGGTGCTCCGGCAGGCGCGAGCGTCTCCGCGGATGTGGCTGCTGTCAAAGCCGACACCGCGGCGATCCTCATCGACACCGCCGAGATCGGCGCCGCAGGCGCTGGTCTGACGGCTCTCGCGTCTGCGGCCAACCTTGCCACTGTCGCCGGCTACGTCGACACGGAGGTCGCGGCGATCAAGGCGACGACCGACAAGCTCGACGCGACGCTCACCCTCTCGAGTGACGGGTACATTTTCACTCCCGCGGCGCTGCAGGACGCGCCGGTGACTGTCGCTCCAAGCGCCGCAGAGATCGCGGACGCCGTATGGGACGAGCCGATTGCGGCGCACGCGGCCGTCTCCGGTAGCACCGGAGAAGCGCTGAACGCCGCCGGCGCGTCTGGCGATCCATGGGTGACTGCACTCCCTGGCGCTTACACCGCGGGGCAGGCAGGCTACATCCTGGGGACCAATCTGGACGCGACCGTCAGCTCGCGCGCCAGCGCGGCGGACCTGGCGACGGTCGCCGGCTATGTCGACACCGAGGTGGCCGCCATCAAGGCGGTGACGGACAAGCTCGACGCAACTCTCGAGCTCTCCAGCGATGGGCAGATCTTCACCGCCGCGGCTCTGCAGAACGCTCCGACCTCGAGCGGCGGCCTGGACGCCGCCGGCGTGCGTGCGGCAATCGGACTCGCTTCGGCGAACCTGGACACGCAGCTGGCCGACCTGCCGACGAACGCAGAGCTCGCTACCGCGCTGGCTTCCGCTGACGACGCCGTGCTCGCGGTGCTCGGCACTCCGGCTGGTGCAAGCCTGGCGGCCGACGTCGCCGCCGTGCAGGCGGACACAAACGACATTCAGTCGCGCCTGCCTGCGGCGCTGGTGTCGGGTCGAATGGACTCCAGTGTCGGGGCGATGGCCAACAACGTGATGACCGCTGCGGCGGCCGCGGCGGACCTGACCACCGAGCTGCAGGCTGGCCTGGCGACGGCGAGCGCGCTCTCTACGCTCGACGGCAAGGTCGACGTCATCGACGGTGTGGTCGACGCCATCCTGGTCGATACGGCGGAGATCGGCGTCGCTGGTGCGGGCCTGACCGCTCTGGCCAGCGCGGCGTCTCTCGCAACGGTGGCGGGCTATGTCGACACGGAGGTGGCGGCCATCAAGGCGAAGACCGACAACCTGCCGGCCGATCCCGCGGACGCTTCCGATATCGCGGCCGCCTTCGGCACCGTCA